GAATTTTGCTCCTGTGCTTTGCCTGCGCTGTAACGCTCTCCAATAATGCTAGATCGGCTACGGTTAGTTTGTTGTGCGAGTTGATCCAGTTCCGCAATTTCACTTTTAGGTAAGTAAACCAGTACACGTTCTCGCGGTTCCGATAACTTAGGTGCACGGGTTTGATACTGAGGTGATTTTTGTGTGCTCATGCGTTATCCTTGGTTATAGCGATGTGCTAAGTGTCACTATAGCACATATACATATCCTTTCAATAGTTAAAAGTGATAAACATGTCCGATAATTTAAATGGTGAAATTACGCAACGTTTCATAGATGAGCTAGAACGTAAGAAGTTGAAAGCTAAAACCCTTTCCAGAAATATTGGTGCACATGAAAATACGCTGGGTAACTATGTGCGAAATAAAGTCCCAGATCAGTGGGTATATTTGAATGAACTACAGAAACAAGGTGTCGATATTCGTTATGTGTTGCTTGGGATTGACCCTGACTTTAGTGGTTTGACCAGTGAAGAGAGTGTATTGCTGAAAGCTTACCGTCAGTTAAGTCCTGAAGGTCAAGAAGCTTTGCTTGGATTAGGTAAAGCCTATGCAAAAGATGTGGAGAAAAAATAATGTGTTGGAATTGAAAAGCCCACGTTCAACGTGGGCTTTTTATTAATGTAATTCTAGTAATGTTTCCCACTTAAACGGATTCACTGTTAATTGATCTCGTGACATGTTCCAATTGCGATTAGGCATTTTACTTGCACCTATGCCTACTTTATTTTTGCCAAAACGACTCTGAATCTTCTCAAACGTATCCATCAGATTATCAAATTTTTTGATCTGCTCGACATCTGTAAGCAAGTCATGGATGTGGCTGGCCTTGGGTTCTAAACCAGTTAGCACTACTCCGCATTTTTTAAATTTGATTTTGTCCCGGTATAAATATTCGATCATGTTGGTTGCCACACGATTTAGTAATAATAAATTGTCTGTAGGATCTGGAAAGCCAAAAGAAATTGACTGATTGTAATATGGTACTGACATATCAAATTTATTGGATTCGGCGAATGCAATTATACAACCGCAAAGTTGTTCCTCCTCACGAAGTCGTCTAAATGCATCTTGCACATAAGCTGTAATTGCTTCTTTGAGATCATTTTTGTCTGTGACTTTTTGTCCAAAAGAACGACTAGAAATGATTTGTTTTTTAGGATCTGCAACATGTTCAATCTCAATACATGAAATACCCTTTAGCTCCAATACGGTACGCTGCATCACGATGGAGAACTGCTTACGAATAAATAGGTCATCCGCAGCGGCCAGATCCAATACGGTATTGAAGCCCATAGATTGAAGTTTTTTGCTGTGTTTGCGACCAACCCCCCAAACTTCTGATACATCTATGTTTGCCAAAATAGTCTCTTTACTTAAAGGGTCCATATCCACCAAGTTACAGACACCATTATAGTTCTTATTTTTCTTGGCAATGTGATTGGCAATTTTCGCTTCAGTTTTGGTTCGACCGATGCCTACGCAGACTGGCAATCTAATCCATTGCCAGATGGTTGAGCGCATATCGTGCGCGTATGCTGTGATATCGCGATATTTGCGGTGCGCAGTAAGATCAAGAAAGCACTCATCAATACTGTAAATTTCTTGTTCATCTGCGGAAACGTAGCTACTGAGAATATTATGAAAGCGACGGGACATTTCGGCATAAAGTGCGTAGTTACTGGAAAGCACTTTGACGTTATGTTTCTGTACGATGTCACGGATCTGGAACAAAGGTACGCCCATCTTTATTCCAAGTGCTTTTGATTCATCACTTCTAGCTACAGCACAGCCATCGTTATTTGATAAGACAATAACAGGCACATTATTTAATTTTGGGTTGAATACACGTTCACAACTGACATAGCAGTTGTTCACGTCTACCAACGCGAATACTTTTTCTTTCATGGATCACCTGATTTTTATTATTTAGTGGTTGATCATGTTGCGTAAATTCCAAGTGATGACCGCTTCAATTTGTATGGTCTGCTCTGAACTTGGAAATATGCTTTGGAACTCAGGATTTTCTGCTTTTAGCCATGACTTTGGAAGTTGTTTTTGTTGATAGTCTTCACCGAAAGTTTCTATCAGTTCAGCGGGAGACATATAGCTAGTGATCATCAAGCGTTTGATGGTAAGTTCTTTACCGTCGATAAGCGCAACAACGATGCTGCGGTGCTTGGGCTCAATACTGCGATCGATAACCACGACATCGTTCATTTCAAGACCAGCATCTAGCATCGAAAGCGTTTTGATACGATTTAGAAATGTAGCATTGGGATTTGACACAAGTAGTCGATTGAGATCGACACAGTCATCAATATAATCTGAAGCGGGGGACGGAAAGCCTGCGGGAATCGATTCAAGCGGAATGGGGATGCTGTAAGTCGTGGTAGAAACCACTGTTTTAAAGCCAAAATCTTGCAGAGATGGTGAGCCGAGGGACTCTAATATGGCGTTAATAGTGGGACTGGGTTTACCTTCTTGACCCATGATATTTTGAAGTGCTTCAAAAGCTGGATCTGAAAAATAGATCGGTAATTTCTTTGACATGATTTTTTCCTACGAAACGAGTCGTGTTTGGTTTAAATCGGTCTAGATAGGTTAAGCGTTTTTATAGATAAATTTCAAATTATAAAAATTATTGAAAATCAGATAGACGACATCAAATGTCGCTAAAAAAGGTTTTTTTGTTGATATTTTTGTCAGTTTTTTTGGATGCTACCCTCACGAATGAAGGTAGCATGCGGTTTTAATCATCCAGCGCGTTTTGGACGCTTTGTAGTTTGAGTTCGAGATCTATCAATTTGTAGATGAGATCGTTATTGCAATAGGTGACTTGTTTGTCGTTGCCTGCTGCTTCGAGTGAGTTTCTCCAGATACGAATTGAGCTTAAAGCCATATCTAGGTTTTGTTCTACATCATTAGTCGTGTCAATCATTATTTTATCTCTAGCAATTTGATTTAATTGAAATTGCCAGACCACCACCGATGTGTTGTTCCATATTGGACTGGTGATGGTGTGTTCACCCAAAAACTTCGGATAGATTAAATCATTTAGAGATAAGCTCAGGATTTTTATATCGATAAATTTATCCAAATGGTCAGTTTTTGATAATTGATCGATCAAATCATTGATTTGATCGGGACAGATAGATAAAAAACCGTGCGTAGTGTCATGGTTGAATGTGATTTGAGTTTTGACCAGGCGATCTACCATGTGAAAAAATTGCTGGCAGAGTAGCTGGCTTTTTTCATTCGTGGCTTGAACCCGATCTGCTATAGGCACGTATGGAATAATGTTTTCGTTCATAACTGCCAAGCTCCTACTAGCAAATACACTGAAGCCAAAAATAATAAAACTAAAAATGCGCTAATGGCTGGATGCATGGCTACTCCCCTATAAACAATAAAGAAATTGTAAGAAAGCAGATACAAAGATAGCCCATGCAGTCGAATAGGACTTTAAGGCGTTTTTGGCGTTGCAGATAACGGAGACGTTGGTTGTAGCTGTCTAAGCTATAGATAGGCGTGTGCTCTTGCACGATGATTGATTTTTTCATGATGGTTTCGCTTTGTGTAAGTTTATTGCAAACCTACCGCCATCACTTTCCTAGAATGATGGTGGCAGACCGAACAAGGCTAGGAAAACCGTCCACAAAGCTAACGGCCAGCGCGAAGCTGCCCTGCCCGACCTGCCATAACGAGTATAGCCGATTAGACATTTTTGACAAAAAAATAGTCGCTTAAGCGACGATATTTTATGCGCTTTGTGGGATAAACAGGTTTCCTAGGCCTGCGCGCAGATTTTGCTGCGTAAATACATGTTGCCTATAGTGTGCCACTATGTCAAGATAGTGACTCACTATTTTTATAAGAACTTGAATAATAGGGGTATTTTGTGGCTAATTTATTTGGCTTATTGTTTTTAATTTTTTTCATTGTAACCTTCGTTCTACTGATTAAGCCATCCCTCACCGCTCGAGGAGGTAAAGCCCCTTTACCGAGATTGAAAATCTTTGTTTATGGAATACTCGCCAGTTTTGCATCATTGGTGATGGTGGGTTTTACTGTGCCTAAGGTAGATCCTAAAAAACTTGATGTAGAACAGTTTTCAGATGACAAGGTCAAAGTTTCACAGGATAACGATGGGAAAATTGTCATTGCGCCTGTTGAAACTGAACAAACAAATGATCTGCAAAAGAAATCAGAAACTAGCTTGGGTATGACACCTGAACAATTTAGAAAGCAATTTAACGAAAAATTAAATGCATTAAAAATTGATACCATTCGCCCTGTTGCGGAGTTTGATGTGAGTAAAGGTCAGTTTAAAGACTCATTTCAAGTGATGTTTTCAGATGCAATATCACTTACTGGAACAGTAAATAAAGATGGCGCATTACACGAGCTGACTTACATCGTAGGTGGTACTCAAGACTATGAAAGAGCCATGATGGATCTACTCATTTTAACGGGTATCTCATCACAAATCATTAGTCCTGATGAGCCAAAGATTAATACTGTTGTAATTGATCTGATTAATAAATCCCTGAAGGGAGTAGAAAAAGAAAATAACGTACATAGTGAAATTGTAGGTAACACGAAATATTACGCACTTGCTAGTAAAGCAACTGGCTTATGGTTTGGGATAGCACCTAAAGAAGATGAATAATCATGAAAAAAATATTGTTATGTTTAATGATCACTGCTGTATTGCCTACATTGACTTTCGCCAAGTACTGTAAAGACTTTAAGACACATCAGGAAGCTCAAGCCTATTTCAATGCTAAGAAACCAGGATACAAACGTCTGGATCGTGATGGTGATGGAAGTGCTTGTGACTGTTTACCTGGTGGAACTGGTAAGAAATGTCCGAAGAGTAAGAAATAATGAAAAATTATAAATCTTGGGAACAATCCTATATTGAATTTTTGGTGAAATGGTCTAAGCCCGTTAATGGTGATTTGCCGCGTGGTTGGGCGGTTTATTGGATTTAAATTATGCATTCAAAAAAAAACATTAACATTTCACCTTACCTATTGATTATTTTTGTCTTTGTTTTATGGTGTTTTTACCCTTTAATTTTATCATTTTTAGGTGAAAAATTACCCTTTTTAAAAATACCTAGTGCACCAGATAAATTAGGCACCTTTGGTGATAGTTATGGGGCGCTCAATACTCTATTTAGTGGACTGGCATTTGCTGTTTTGATTCTTTCTTTGTTTTTACAACGTAAAGAACTCGAAGCACAAAGGATAGAGTTAGAGGCACAGCGCAATGAAATTAAGGAAAGTAATGCTATAGCTGAAGCACAGCGTAAAATTACGGAACAACAAGCTACGTTAATCGAACAACAACTATTAGATTCAAAAGTTCAGGCTTTTTATCAGTTGTTATTTAAATATTTAGATGAAAAAAATAGAAAAGTTGAAAATCTCAGATCAGGGAATGCACATGGAAAAATTGTCCTAGAGGCTTTTTCAAACGGTATTCTCAACTATTTGAAAAATTTATATCTGACTGCTAAAGATTTTAATAATGCTGATGATGAAGCTTTAAATATTGATTTTAATGAAATACTTCATGACACACATAATAGAACCAGTGATTCTATAAGAAAAGGTGAATACAATGAATTTCTATGTTTTATTTTAAAATTTATTGAAACAAACGCTTCTCTGGGTATAGTTGAACATGCCCTAGAAATGTTTGTTTCGTTTCAAACTATTGATGAAATGCACTGTATGGCTTATTTGGCCTATGACGATGAAGAGTTAACTGAGTACATCAAAAAATATGCTCTGTTAAGAAAAGTGAATACTTTTGAAGATGATGAATTATTTCTGGCATTTATTGAAAGATTGTACGGTGCGAATTCTTATACGCCCAAATAATTAAGATTGGATACCTCTCTGATAACCTTTCAACCACATTTGAGGCGCTTCTGCCCAACTGCGAATTGAACGCGGTTCTTCTATGCCTTGTTGAGCATTCATAAAGCGTTCTCGCCACCAGTATCGCACCGCTTCCGAACGATGGCGCATACCAGGTGGATTCATATCTGCTGTGATGTCTTGATAAAACAGTTCAAAAAGTTGTTCTGGATTCATTTTTTTTCATCAGTTAAATTAAGATCAGCTTCGAAAATAACAAAATATGAAATAGCGAATATAAACCATAAATCAGCCCATTGATCGAGGTGAAGACTCATTGATCGTGAATAGAGTGAAACTACACTAAACAATGAATACCACATCACATATTTAGAAATAGACTTCTTTCTTATAACTTTGAGCTTATATAAAGCAAATACACTAAAAAAAATGGCTATTCGGAATAACGTGTGGAAAGGCTCTTAATTTAGAGCCTTTAATAATTGATTAAGCGCATCATCATTCGACTTTAAGTTATTTTCTATTTTATATTTTTCGATCAAATCAAGACTTTCTTTTGATAACCAAAGGTCTTTGCGAACAAAGCCTTTCTCTAACATTTCTTGACGTTGTTTAGCTTTGCGCTCTGCTGCTGTCTGAGCCATTTTAATTACTCCTCAAACAAGATTGATTCACGATTAAGCATTGGAATGATGTAAACCACACCTTGCTCATCATGATCTTTACAACCATCAAAGCCCATTCTTTTAGCACATTCACCACGTTTAGCTTGAATGAACCAATCGTTTTCAGCATCAGCAAAGTAATGATTCCAAACACTATCAGAGCCATCTAATAAGCTTTCTGCATCATCTAAATCAATCTCAAATCGTTCAGCAATTTCCGCTATGACTTCACTATCATGCAAATCAGAAGCATCGATAAAGTGCATATCATCAGCATTAATTGAGTAAGTGATAGTTTCACCTGCTGACATTTCATAAACATTTGTAGAGAAGAATAAGCAATCATCGAATTTACCAAACTTAGAAACTTTCTCAATTTTGTTTGGGCTTGTGTGGAATAATTTCATTATCAATCTCCTTGTCTATGTGTTAATTATAAATCGTGACCGCTCACAAAACAAGAGTTAATTGGAATTATTTTGAATTGCCGACAAATGGTAGTTTCCACACGTTATTCCGAATAGCCAAAAAAATGAGTAAGCTTTGAAATAAAATAATGATGGTTGTGAACATTATATTCATTTGTTTAAATCCCATCTAGATTCATAAAGTGCTGCTAACTTTGCTCGTTCCTTATAAACATGTGCAAAGTATGCAAAAGCATCAGACATGTGATCAGAGTAAGCTCGAAAAGAATTATTAAAGATCGCTGGAAGCTCATCTCGCCATAGTTTTAGTTTTGGCTGAGGAGTTGGCTTAAAAGATTTTTTATACAGTGCAAATGCCTGATAACAGGCTTTTCTTTGTTTACGATTGGGTACTTTAGGGATTTTTTTGGGATTAAAACAGATTGAAGTATGTGAATAATCCCAATCCAACATGGGTAATACGTTTGGACAAATACCCATAATCCAGACCGCGCGACCTAAGATGCGGCCTTGAAGTATTATCCTAGTGTTTGAAATACTGCAGAGAATTGGAGAGAGATAGTTTATGTTATTCATAGCGAATGGTTGCTCCTTTCAACCAACCACTACACACTGCACCAGTAACAGTTTTACCTTCAGTATTTTTGGCCGTGAATTTAGTCGCAAAAGTGTCATCTTCACTACAAGCAAAAAATGCCCGACCATGGGTTTGAATATCTGTAAAGCCATTAGCTTTTAATGCTTTAGTTGCATCGTTGGATGATGAACAACCACATATCGATAAGGTTATAGCAAATATGATTAGTATCTTTTCCATTTAGTTTATTCCATTAAAAAAGAACTTTTACACTGTTGTACGCTGATTTCAGTTGATCGATGAATATAGACACTTTGCCTGCTAAATCATCCCAATTGTCTCCCAGTGCCACCACCACATTTTTTGCATAAGCCAGTACCCATGCTTTTTTTGCTGCACCAGATTGTTCTGAGTTGGCCTTTTCGACTGAATCCATTGTTGCTGCTACGATGCTATACACCGCATGAGCAGCTTGGATCGCTTGAATAATGCCAATGGCAACGATTGAAATTTTAGGTTGTGAAGTTGACATTTGAATCTCCTATGTCAGATGGATGTATAAAGGAATATGGTGTTAGTCGAGTTCGCTTTCTGTCGACCATTTGGAGTCATTTGCTGCCTTAAGGTCCAATAATGTAGGTATGTGTATTAAGGGGTCAGGTTGAGCACTTGGTGAAATGGTGTGTGTGATTTCGATATGTCCACCACAGGTAAAACCACAGAATAAATTCGGACAGGTGAGCCAAACATCTTTAAGCAAAGGATGTCTTTGTTCGCTTGATCTAATTTTAAGATTTGTAATTTTGCAATGCGGGCAAATAAGCTGTGGACGTGAATTGCTTTTGTTGATTTTGTTGTAATTATTGGGCACCGTCATATTTTAAGCTCTTAGAACACATTTATATTTATTTTAAATTAAAAGAACAAATATTTGTTCTTTTATTCGATTTTTTATAGTATTTAGACGGTTTTTCTTATGCAGAAAAATATATGCAAAATTTAAAATGCCAATGCTGTTTTAAATTGCTGGCCAAAGCTTCGGTATTTGAAAAATTAGAGATCAAATGCCCACGCTGCAAGACTATAAATACTTTCCAGAGCGCCTTGAGTGCCTTACCTGAATGCCCAGAGCATCCAACACAATCAGGTAAGATCCATGACACAAAACCTCTCACCACAATACAATCCTAGTGGCCACAGCTTTAGCGGTTGGCTTGGGGGTAAATCTCAACTTGCCAGAACCATTATTGAGATGCTTCCTGAACATAAAACTTATGTAGAAGTGTTTGGCGGTGCAGGATGGGTTCTGTTTAAAAAGACCCCTTCTACTGTTGAAGTGATCAATGACATTAATGACGATTTGATCAATTTATATCGAGTTTTGAAGTTTCATTTTGATGCGTTTCTAAGTGAGTATGAGTTGCTGTTATTTTCTCGAACTCAGTTTGATGATTTTAAACGTGACCAATCTGGTTTGACTGACATTCAACGTGCTGTGAAGTTTTATTATTTACTGCGTTCTGCGTTTGGTTGCCAGTTAGATGGCAGTTTTAGCTATTCGAAGGATCGAGCGAGTCGGATGCGGTTGGGTGATCGTTTACGTGAACACCTGGTCTCGATTCATGAACGTTTGCAGAATGTCGTGATTGAAAATCGATCTTATGATTATATTATGAATCGGCTGGATAGCCCTGACACTTTATTTTACTTGGATCCGCCCTATTGGGACTGTGAAAACGTATATGGCAAAGGCATCTGGTGCAAAGATGATTTTTATACGCTGAAGGATAAGCTGGACAAGATTAAAGGCAAGTTCATATTGAGTTTGAACGATGTGCCAGAAGTACGTGAGTTGTTTAAAGAGTATCAGATGACGCATCGGAAGATCCGCTGGTCTGTGAACTCAAAAGCAGCTCATGAAGAACATAATGGCAATGAGCTGATTATTTATAATTTTTGATGGTAAAAGGGTCACATTTTAAATGCGACCTTTTTTTATTTGGCTTCTTTGACTTGCTCTAGCATATCGCGTTTTGCATTAAGCCGTGGTAATTCTCGTTTTAAACGTTTATCTGCTGCCTTTTTGCTTTGCAGTACTGCGTTGATGACTTTAGGATTGGATTGATCGCCTAATGTCGCCCAATAGCGAGGACTTGGATTTTTGCCAATTGTATATTGAACTTTTAAACCTGTATAAGGTTTTTCATCCAGCTCATTATGTGCTGTGAATTTACCTGTTTCTTGATCTAACAGGGCATATTCACGATCTAGACGTTGCTGTGCGCCTGATTTGGTCAGATAAAGATATGTGAAATGCTTGGCGTTTGAAATATCGCCCTTGACCAGTTGTAATGCTTTTTCACCTTCTTGGTAATACACCACCACGCCTGTCCATTTTTTATCTTTTTCTGTGACAAATTGATCTTCAAATAGTTCTGATACGTCATCGGCATCTGGGAAAAAAACTTCGAGCTGTAAATCAGTGGTGTAACCGCTAGAACTGTCAAGCGTATCTGTAATGGTGGTTCCAAGCCAATAGATATCGTCGATTTGATCTTTAACACCTAGAAATAAAAATGTCTGTTCTGGCACCAGATCTGGAATGCCTCTGGCCAGTTTATAACTGAGTGTTTCTGCTGTGCGTTTAAAGTGATTGAGCTTGGCTCTGGCTGCGAGTGTAGCGGTTTGTTTATCTCGATGAATATGACGTAACTCTTTAATGTTTTGGTTTGATTCGTCCCCAACGATCACTTCAAGTTTCTTGGCCATTTTGTCATCGTAATAAAATGCCCGAATAGCGGTGACTTCTTCTCCTCCATCGCTATAGCTGTAGCGGTGTTCATCGCCCATCGCCCTGGTCAAAAGACAAGTTGGAAGTTCTTGGCCAGAAATAGTCTGGCTCTGGCCTTTTGGCATGAATAAAAGTGTGCCGTTTTTAATGGTGGCTATGGCATCGTGTTCATCGGCCAGTCGTGTGAGTAAATTGGCATCGGATTCGTTTTGATCAAGATGAATGATTTTGTGGCTGGCCAGTTCTTCTGAAACTTTATAATTTAAGTCATGCTCGAGGGCAATTTTGGTGATGACTTCACCCAACGAAACATTGTCAAAACTGCGATCTTTCTTTTGTTTAAGTGTTTTTTTCATGTCTGCACTTGTGGCGCGTATACGCAGAACGTCTGGCGCTCCAGCATGTTCGGCTTCTTTGACCACATAGCTGCCTTTGTAGATCAAACCTGAGTGCTGCCAACCAATCCAAGCTTGTATAACTGCACCTTTGACAGGGATTTCAAGTAAGCCGTCATGATCTGATAGTGATAAATCTAATGTATCGACTTCAAAGCCACGTTTGTTTTCAATACGCATTTGCATAAGTCGGTTATTCACTTTGGATGAAATATCCAGACCATCGACCACAAGTTTAAATATTGGAACCGGGTTGGCTTGTAAAACATCATCTACAATTGAGTTTAATGATGAAAGAATGGTCATAATAAGCCTATTAATTTGCCTGCAGCGTTTCCGATTAAAGTTCCTGGCTTCTGTGCTTGTGTTAGTTTTAAAGTGAATTCAATCTTACGTGGCAAACCATTTTTATAGAAAAAGGTTTGAGTTTCTTGCAGATCGTCAATGTGATATAGCCCAAATACTTTACCCGTGCCTGCAATCAGTGGAAAAGACTTACCTGTATCGCCCATTGTGCGTAAAGCGGTAATGCTCATTTGTGAGCCAAACTCTGGAACAATACTGCCATCAAGCGAAATGGTATCTTCACCACGGCCTGTAAACTGATACGCAGGCATGTCTCCTACTCGTGAGTTGCTTGGATGTCGCCAGTTTGTACTACGCTGTAACTGCTGATAAACCGCAGTTGGGATACTAAAGGGGAACATGCCCAAGATCATCATCATAATATTTACTCCTGATCTGCCATGGCGGTGCGTACACGTGCCAATTTGTCACGCTGAATACGCATGACGACTTGTTCAATTTGACGTTCTAAATTCTGAACATTTTGTCCTGGTGCAGCGTGAATATGAATGGTGTATGTATCGCCTGACATTGCGACCGAAGACTGACGACTTGGAGTTAGGTTTGGAGCCTTTTGGATCTTTGATATGACGGGTGCAGCGATGTCAATGTGATCCATGACTGGCGACTGAGTTTTATTGGTAAATAGATTAAGGACCTGATTGTATTTGTTCTTTAGCTCTGGAAAGGCTTGAGTTAAGCCCATGCCAATACCGCTGACGATGTGACCTCCAAGTCCAGCCATGACACGGGATGGACTACGGATGATCATGCGCTGCTTTAACCAGTCGGGCATATAATTGGCAACTTCGTTCCAGATTTCTTTAAGCTTTGGAAAAGTCGATTTGATACCGTTGATTAAGCCATTAATTACATTTGCTCCGAATTCTGAGAATTTGGTGGGTAGTTCAAAGCCAAACCAGTTAAGAACAGTTGAGAAAGCAGAATAAAAAAGCCCCATTGGCGACCAGTTTAAAATGAGTGCAGAAACTCCAGCAATTCCACCGCTAAATGCTGTTTTAATCTCTTGCCATTTTGATGTGAACCACTGACCAATTGGTGAAAATATGCTTTGAATATCGCTCCAGACTTGAGCTGATTGGGTAGAAACCCAACTCCAAGCTTGAGTCGCACCGTTGCTGATACTAGCCCATAGATCAATAAAAAATGCCTTTATAGGCTCCCAGTTTTGATAAATGAGATAGGCCGCTGTCGCAAGTAATGTGATTGCTAAAATGATCGGGTTTGCAAGCATGAAACGCCCTACAACCATAAACATTTGTCCTAACCATAAAATGCCTTTTCCTAACCATTGCAACGGTGATGTCAGCATCTTAAATACAAAACTAAGCGCACTGCCCTGTACACCTAAAGTTGCCATCATGAGCCTGAGGCTTAACATGCTTAAAATAAGTGGTGAAAACACCACCAATAAGCCACCTAAAGCGACTAACCCACCCGCTATGACCAGTAAGCCTGTACCAAGTGCTTTGGCCAGTGTCGGGTTTTGTTGCATCCAACCCGTAAAGCTTTGCATTGCAGTGGATGCCATGATTAGGGCTTGAGTGTAGATAGGTAAAATCGTCTGGCCAAACTGTAAATAGGCATCATGCAGTTTGGCTCTGGCTTCGAGTTCTTTACCCGCTGTTGTACCCTGAGCTTGTGTATTCAGTTGATCAATATTAAATGCACCCTCATTAAGTTTTGCATTTTTATGAATCTGGTCACGTTGCATGTACATCTGTGCAAAAAGATTTGAAGCGGTTCGGTTACTAAAGATACTTCCAATCGCATCGATGACATCGCTTTCTTTAGTGATTCCCTTAGCATTCAGGGCTGGAACAAGCACTTTCTCCATCCATGCAAATTGATCTTTTTTGAATAGATCTGCGCCCTTGATTGCACCGATGTCCAAATATGACAAATCACCTGTTTTGTTATGATGTACTTTTGAATAATCCCCGATCAGCCCTAATTTATCTAAATTATTTGCGGCACGTTGAGTCGTTCTGCCCTGATATAAGTTTTGGTAAGCAGACATCATCGATGTACCTACACGATGCCCCCCCATTTCCTGAACTAAGGGTTCCATTTTGTAATAAAAGGCTTTGTTATCCATACCTTTTGCAGCGATACCACCCGTTTTGATCACGTTGAGCCATTCTTCAGCTTGCACACGTCCACCTGTGGCTGTGATGACTTGCTGAATAATATTGGCCTGTTCCTGAAATGATTCCTTGCTCTTCAGACCGTTACGCATTTCGATGACTTTAAGCATGTCCATGAATTTTTTTTCATTTTCAACACCGTGATCACCATACATGGCTTCATTTGCAAATTTCATCTTTGCCAACGTAGGTGCAACCCATTGTGCATGGTGAACGTCACCAAATGCCGTGACACCATCGCGCACCAGGGTTAAATTATCGAGCGTACTGGTACCGAAAGTTTTCATGGCTCTAGCGTATTGAATTGCTTCTTCTGTTGCTTTTTTACCAAAACCTAGTGATGCAATGCGGTTCTGCTCGACGTCGACACTTTTTGACTCATCGATGGGCTTGCGCATGGCAAATAAAGCAGCAGATCCAGTCGCTGCCATGCCTGCTCCAGCCATCGCAGCAGTACGCACATTTCCTGACATTTTGTTATGTGTTTCTCTTACACGATCTAATCGTTTAAGTGCTTGGGTTTGTTTATCATATTCAATTGTGGTCAACATGACTTTGTGTTTTAAATCACTTTCATCTTGACCTAATGACTTAACAGACATACCTGCTTGATTTAGATGTTGAACTGTTTCAGTTAGATTTTTAACCTGCTTTTCATAGGTTACATTGAGTTTTTTTAACTCTGATTCAGCCTTGTTAAAATCCTTTATCTGACTTTTAGTTAACGGCCCTAAATCTGCGGACTTTTTTAAGTCTTGGATGGTCTGCTTATATTTATTGATATTAGAAATAGTTTGGTCTAATTCAGCTCTGAATTTTTTATATGAAGAAATATTATCTTGTTGATCATTTAGCTGTTTTAACTGATCACGGGTTGCTTTTAATGCTTTGGAAGCAGCATTGCTGCTCCCAATCATTAACTTGAGGGCTGGACTAAGATTATCTCGAGATCCAAATAGTACTTCGAGCTTTAACGGTTTCATTCGGCATCATTTCCATTTCGATCAATGGCTTGTTGATGCCATTGCATCAGTTGACTGAGTGACATATCGCAATAGGCTTGCGGAGGCCAGTGAAATACCACCGCAATGTTTGCTATAGCGTCGTCTACTGTTGGCGTAATACTTCCGCTCGTACTGATTTCGGTTGCAAAAAAAGCATGATTGCACCGCCGATTTGGGTGAGATCGGCTGGTTCAAGCTGATTGATTTGAGTTTTTGTTAATTCTGGTGTGCATACCCGTGGTAATACGGTGCAAATTGCTGTGACATCACCCTGTAAAAGGTCAGCAATTTTTACGCCTTGTAATGCTTGGACGTTTGGTTTGCGAATTTCTAAGGTCGTAATTTCCAGCGTTCCCATTAAGACGGGTTTTTCTAAATCGACAGTTTGAATATCTGGATTAATGGCTGCGGTGTTTTCAGTTTGCTGTAAAGTTTTCATGTGTTTGCTCCAAAAAAAGTATAAAAAAACCTCTGCTCATACGAAATGAACAGAGGGATGGAAACTTATAGACCAATGTTGTCGCGATGCTTTTCAAGCAGATCGACACCATTGACGATTTCTTTGCAACCAGGGATGTCAATTTCAATAACAACCTGACCGTCGATAGAAAGTTTGTAGTATGACCAAATGGTTTTAACTGTCGTTTCAGTGTCATCACCTGCTTTGGCATTTCCAAAATCGATCTCTTCATGTCGACCACGAATGACGATTTCGATCGAGGTTTCTTCGCCTGAATCATCTTTTTGGTATGAACCTGCAAAGCGCAAGCCAAGAGCACCAATAGTTTTTGCACCAAATTGTTTTAATACCAGTGGGTCGATACCGCCCAACTTCCAAGTCATTTCGATAGCATCATCACTGAGACCGAAATCGACCTTAACGTTGCCGTTCATGCCACCGCCACGCCAGTTTTCAAACTTGCGACCGAGTTTAGGCAAGGTTACTTCACCCGTTTGGCCAAGATATGAATTCCCTTCATTGTAAAGGTTCATCAGTTTTAATTTTTTTGGTAGAGCCATGATCTTGTCCTTATCCTGCTGTTACACGTGAAGCAAAGTCGACCAAGTAACGATCTGTGATGCGCTGACGTAAAACTAGGTTTTCGAGCGGTGGCACAGGCGTGTAGTCGTAGTCGATATAAAACTTGCCTGACTTGATGACTTCTTTTGTGTTGATGACTGGATCTAACCAACACTCACCACCCAGTAAATAATTGCTTTGGGTCATTTCTCGCATTTTTGCGTTGATGCCCTCGATAATGTCTCGCGCCAGTCCTGGTGTCAGCGGTAAATCTGCAGCCCACATGTGACCTTCAGCCATTGTGTCTGCCAGAATTTGTGCCGTACGGGTGTAGTTTTCAAACGCAAAAAGTGGATCATCAGAACAAGTACGCGACCCCCAAAAACGGAACCCATCACGCTGAATGAGCGTGGTAATGTCATTTTGGTTGAGATAGCCAGCATCTGTGTCTGGATCTTGCAGTTGCCAATAGACATCTTTTGAAATGCCAGTAACCCCATTGACTGCAACGTTTGAAAGCGTTTTTTGCCAGCCTGTGTCGTTATCAATTTTTGCTCGTAAACCTAGTGCACGGGCTGTGGCTTCAAATGTTGAGCTGGTGTTAGTCGCTGTATCAAAACCTAAAAAGTCGGGCCAAATGACCATCGCTTCACGTGCGCCAAACGTTTGACGATAAGCTTGAACTTCTTCTTTGGTTTCACATCCATTGCCAGAAATATAAGCAAAGCCACGAAGCTTTTGTGCCAATGCAATGAGTGCAACAGATACAGCCGATGTGTCTAGACCAGGAATACCTAAAATTCGTGGTTTCACACCGAGTTGCGCTTCTGCTGCAAGCAAGGCTTTCATTCCAGTGTATTTACCGTTGACTGAACCACCGATGATGGCCGACGTCTGTTCTGCTGCATCCGTCTTTTGTTCGACACGAACCACAATGGTTGCAGGATTGGTTTGATCTGCAATGGCTTGTAGTGAACGTGCCAATGTACCCTGTTCGCCTGCTTTATCTAGTGCAGCTTGAACATTGGTTAAAAGTACTGGTGTGTTTAATGGAAATTTTGTTGCGTCAGCATCGGATGCTGTACAGACCATGCCGATGACCGAGCTTGATACTGTACGAATTGGACGGGTTCCGTCATTGAGTTCTAAGACTCGGACTCCGTGATGATAATCTTGAGCCATAAAAATAGCCTGTTTTCTGGTTGGTTTTCAGATCACAGGCTTACAAATTTAATTAAGATTGTCTTTTTAATGAGTTTGTATATAAGTTATATACAAACTCATAGAGTCATCGCATAACGCCACATTTCATCAACTTGTTCTTCAGTGAGATTTAAAATACTCAGCATGTATTGAACTGAATCGTTTGTACGCTCAAATTTTTCAGATTCGTTGTATTCGATTTCAATGCGAGTTTTTAGCGCTGGATCTTCAATGCCTGCAATCGATTGTTCGACAGTTTCAAGTAAATTATTTTGAAGTAATGCAAGCTTAAACTGGCGACGTGTAAGCGGTGTAAATTCAGCAAGCCGAAGCTGCTCTTTTTCTTCATCCGTTAGATAGTTTTGCGGATTTAAATGACGATCAACTTCTTCATCTGTCATTTCAATCAAATCATCTTCAAATGCAAATACTTCACCGCTTTTTTGACTTTTAAAATATTTCATTAACGTAACTCACTCCATTTTGTAAAACTACCGTTGACTCGGTATGTTGAACCATTTGGCACGATTGCCGATACTGGTTTGGATTGGTTATAACCGTCTTGGTTGCCAAAAGATGTCACTGGCACCCCATCCAAAACCAGTTCAAATGATCCGGCATTATTCCAATTTGCGGTTGTAACCATGATTTGGATCGGTTTGCCTGTTGTGTTTGTATATGTTGTATTTACGGCTCGACTAGACGTAACCTCAGACCAACTTTGGCCCACACCAATTGCATTATTTGCAGTCGTCGTAATCGTAATATTTCCAGATCCATCAAAGTTTGCGGATCCCGAAACTGCACCAGTTATAGCGATGTTTCGAGCAGTTTCTAATTTAGTTGAAGTTGAAGCATTTCCTTTAAAAATTGCATTTCCACCATCTGCCCCCACAAATTTTTGCGCATACATCCAGGTCGTAGTCTTTATATCTGTGTTGGAACTCAATAGTCCCGTGAGCGCTCCACCCGCGAGCGGTAACTTTGAGCTATCTTTTTGACCTAGGTAATACCAACCAAACCAACTCGAACCACCGTTCCATGTTTGACGAAGTGCAACGATATTTTCATTATTTCCGCTTAACTGATGAGGGAAATAGACTTGTGAGATTACGTTGCCTGATCGATAGACTTGCAATACTCCGTAACCATATAAACCTGCCAGACCATTTTCAGATGAACAGATATATACACCAGACATCAAGGCAGCATTTAATTGTGCTTCACTTCCAATGTTACCATTGACTCTTTGTTCAGCAGTGATGATGATGTCTTCAGTTCCGTCAAAATAAGCATCATTAATTTTTCTTTGCTGTTGCAACTTAGACGCTGATGAGGCATTTCCAGAAAAGCCACCCGGTGTACTAAGAACACCAGAGCCATTTAAACTTAATAAATCTGTGAACGTATCACTGGCATCTGCACTAATTTCAGCTTTATTACCGCCTACAATGCGAAAAATCCTATCTTTAGCAATAGCAAGTACACCACCGGCTCCTTGCTTTTTTACAAAGCCAATATCCCTATCAATACCTACAGTTAAAACTGTATTATCTGAAGTAAGTTGTACGCTACCCGCAACCGCACCACCTGTTTTATCAAACTTAGCGTCTTGTAAAGCTTTACCTTGTTTAGCAGTTAATGCTTGATCTGTTGCACTACTTGTTAAAGTGTCATTGAGCTGAACAATCCCATTTTGAGTTGTACTTGCAGAGCGAATCGTTTGAGTTGAAACCCCTGTTGCAAGTCCCTTAGCGTTAAATGTGATGACGGGTATTACAATATTTGAACCGTAAGTACTTGCCGTTACACCTGAGTTTGCTAAAGTTAGAATGCAACCAGGACTTGAAGATCCGTCGAAGTTAAATGATCCAGTTGCGGCACCTGAAAAGCTTATCGTGCGCAGTATTTGAAGCTTCGAAGCTGTATCAGCATTGCCTTGTAACGCTCCAATGAGTTTTGGAGATTGTACAGAAACAGGAAAAACTGTTTCATCATTTGAACCCAACAATGTTGCTTCTGAAAGTATCTGATTTAATTCACCTCTTTTACGTGCGAACACTCTTGAATCAGCATCATCAATGGCACCAATTTCGACATATCCTTTGTCACTGCCTGTGTTTCCAACTGCCAAGTAACCACCGTCAGTTGTTGTATTGGCTTTGATAATTTGTTTAAAAGCGTTTGTTGCATCCCCAACATTAACAGTAATTGCACCAGTGACTGTGATATCACCAGCTACAGTACCCCCCGCTTTTGCAAACTTTTCATCCTGAAGTTTTTTACCTTGCTTCGCAGTTAAAGCTTTAGTCGAATCATCAGTTACTAAATTATCAATCAGTTCATTTCGTCGAATGTAGTTGTTGTTGACCCATTCGCGTGTTGCATAAATGAGTGAATCATCGAGATACAATGCAATGACTTCAGCATTTTGAATATTGATAAAGATCTTGATTGCAATTTCACGTGCGCCACCTTCATCTGCCATTGGCTTATAGGTGGGTGGGTAGCTGGCATTGACGACCATGGTGTTATCGGCATAAAGACCCAATTCACGGATATAAAAACCGCCTGTATTGGTTGGAATAATGGCTTCGCATACGATCTGATTCGTATTGTTTGGATTAATCTCAACCACATTTAAAGCAATTCGCGCTTTTTCATTGACTAAAGCAGTTCGGGTTTCAAGCGGTGTTGGTACAGATCCGTTGCCATCGCCGACAGCAATATGGGAATAATTTATTTTATTATTGACTGTGGCACCAGCAATCAGTGCTTTGCCGTTATTCGTTAAAAGACCTTTATAAGTAGCTGCCATATTTTATTACTCGACAAAAATTGTGACTGTTTCTGCGCTGTGACAGCCAACGGCTACACGGGGAATACAAAGTGGTTGAACATTAATAATGAGGTTGGTGAGATGTCGTGATGCTGGTTTTGCATCTTTAACCAGTCGATTGACTTGAGCATAGGTTGCATCGGTCAGCTCAAGGCCGTTGAGATCCAGCGTTAGCGTGAATGTACCTGGTGTGCCGATTGGATTCGTTTCAAACCATTCTTGAAACACGCATGTATAGCCAAATTGTGCAAGTACCTCACGGACTGCGGTGCGTGTACCCTTGATCTGATGCTGACGAAATGACTTCTTGATCAGTTGACGCTGTAGGGAGGGTTGCCAATCGGTGTCCCAACTGTCGACTGAATACTGCCACGCTAAAAAAGATAGAAAATGATCGGGTGCATCATCGATAGAAGATAATGTTTTTATTTTGACGGCTAAATCTGCACTTTTAGATGCGACTTCAGTCACATTTCTTTCAAACTTAGTGCTGTTAGGTGGAAGTAATTTACTCATTCAACACCACCGATAATGACTGAAATATTGGTGCAGAATGAAGCTTGATATGGAGTTAAAACGACGTCTGTGGTCGGACTGTTTAGTTCGACTCGACTAACTCCGTCGATGTGAAGAGCAGCATATATAGCAGATAACCGAATTGATCTACCTAATCGTTTTTGCTTGGTTGCGTAGTCATTTACATTTTTTATTGCTTGCTGAAGTAACGTAGCTGCTTCTGGATCTTTGCCAATAAACAATTTGGCATCGATAGAATAATTTATAATTTCTGCCGACTGGACTGTGACGCGGTCACCTATTGGCCGTTTATCTTCTTCATTCGCAGCATTTTTTACAATTTGAATTAGTTCTGGTGATGCGGATCCTGTTTGAGAGTCCGCTTGAAGAACTGTTAGGGTGATATAAGCAGGCTGTGGTGATACAACTGTGACATCTCCAACCCGACCATCTGAATCACGGGCTATTTTTTTATAGGCTGCCTCTGGACCAGCAACGGATAATGTATCAAAAGCAAGCTGGATTCTTTCTCGGAATGCATCATCAGATTCGTAAACTGCTGGTATCGGTGGTGTTTTTGTAATGTCAGCAGGGATAATGATCAATCGTTTTACATTGAAGTTTGCACCTATTTGATCAAGATCATTACCTGTTGCAAATGCTAAAAGTGTTGCACGGGCAGATGTATTGATTCGATTGCGTAATACTGTTTCTCGATACGCATTTTCTTCTAAAAATTTAGTTAAAGGTTCACTTTCTCGATTGAGTACTTCTGTGATTTGTGCCTTTTCATCACCAGTGTATTTGTTGATCAAGTCATTTTTTCTTTGATCCAGTATTACTTCGTAGTCAATCGTTTCGATCATGTCAGGTGGTGCTAATTGCGAAAAATCTACGCTCATGAAGAAGCTCCCATCTGAAGAGGAATATTGAGATTGAGTGATTGGCCAGTAATGGTATGAACAGACTCAAGATCAAGTTGCAAAAAACCTGAGCCAATGTTTGAAATGTTGATGCTTTCGATGTTTATGCGACTTTCCCAACGTGCGACTGGTGTATAAATCGCACTGTACATTTTCAAAATAAGCACATCATTCATGGGTTGATCGATGAGGTCTGGCACAATTGAACCGTAATCACGACGCATAACACGGCTACCCAAGGGTGTTGTAACTATGTCTTGAATTGATTGTTCAATGCTTTGAATTTCTGAAATGGTTAATCCAGTTTGTGAGGATATTGAACTCATGGTACGGGTCCTCCAGAAGTATCACCGCCGCCCTTAACACCAGAGGTTTTATGATTTTTTAAGCTAATATTTCCAGCTTTGACATCGGCATCGGTAGTGATGTCTTGAGTTACATGAAGTTTGCCGTCAATTTCGACATTTGCGACTAATTTGGCTGAACCGCCTTCTGGCAAAATCGCCTGTAAAATATGGTTTTTTGTGTCATAACTGATCACCGCACCATCTTCAAACACACGTAATTTAATGTTTGGATCTAGAGAAAGTGTTGGGAAGTCTTCATTGTTTAAGCCGACTAAAACCACGCCCAGTTCTATGACACCACAGGGACTAAGAACAATGCACTCTTCATTAATACTTGGTAAATCATGCGTGGAATCATTACCAGCTCTTAAATTGAGTACACGTAGCTCTTTGGTTACGATGTCACCTAGATTGACTGTAACGCAATGGTATGGACTAGACGGAGTTACGGTCTTGATTCGTCCTAAACGGATGAAGTTTTCAAGACGTCGGATGGTTTCTGCATTCATGCTGCAATCGTTATGCAGCTCAAGAATTAATGCATTTGATTTTGTTTGTATATGAGTTATATACAAATGGGCTTATTTTGAGTCGAGAAAATTTAAGCTTTCATGCTCAAACAATTCTATTTCTGAATTAGTAAATCCGAGCAAAATACGTTGTGCATATCTAACTTTGAATGTTCGGCCGTTATATTTTAAAGTGTCGATCAGGCCGTCCTGGTGTATACGAGCAAGTCTTGATACTCGTTGATCAAAGCCAATGGTCACGCCATTTGGAATTTTTTCTATTTTCATGAATTTTGCAGTTTTTAGCTTCATGAACATTTTTTGTTTTATTTTTCCTTTACGTGCGCGTAAATTCTTTCTGGGTGTGTATGAACTACCATCAGGATTTTGCTGGCGTGTAATGCGCTGGCTTTGGCTTGAACGAATCTTTCGAGCAATCATCATTGCAAATTTACGTTTTTCAGCATCGCTTAAAGATGCAAGTAATGCATTGAGATGCTCGGAAAGATATTCGAGTTCAGCCATTACAAAAACCACTCTTGTTCTGGTTCGCGTGAGATCCAAGATGCAAGTACTGTTCCATCTTTGTCAAATAATGTGACAGGTTTAGAATCTTCAGCTTTGTGATATTGCGGTTCATCTGGATAAGATACAGTTAAACCTTCATCGATATTTTTCACAATGACACGCTCAGTCAAAGCCAATTCAATGCCTAAATCAACTTTGTCATTTGCGAGAATTTCAGCTTCAAACTTTATACCCGATTTGACTTTATCAAGATTGGCCATTAGATCTGATTGATTGACTCGAACCCAATCTAGCACTGGAATACTGACTGCAGCTAAATCACCTGCATAATCGGTTAAAACCATATTTAGGGTATAAGCATATTCAAATGATAAGCCGTTTGCGATGGTGCTACGAACCGCACCATGATCTACGAAAATCAAGATGCGCTCAGGATCTCGCTGCAATTCTGGAATTGCAGCAAGTAAATGGTTTCTGAGACTTTGGGGTTTTTTCATGCTGCTTTGTCTCCGCCATAAATTGGCTCCAAGTGATCCCATTCTTTTTGGAACTTCGCTTGGTACCCAAGTTTTTTATAATTCGGTCCGTTGTAGAGCGTAAATACAGCGTCCCAATTTTCAGCTCGCAGCGCATCAATTAATGCGACTTTTTTCTTTTCTATCATGCCTGTTTTCCATTCGATGTATCGAATAAAGGCTTCTAACTGATGAGATTCACTGGCAAACTGTTGATCGACAAATTCTTGTACCGATGTATAACCAAGTTGTTTCCAGTTTTCACCCATGATCTGAAACTGTCCCCATGATGCAGACATCAAAGCACATTCAACGTCGATCTGTTTTGCAAGTTCCAAACGGACATATTCCGCTTCATTGCCCTGATATCCACCTGTTGCGGTATTCACAATATTCGGACGATCAGCCATCATCTTTTTGGCAAAGGCTTCACCTTTTTTCTGTGTTAAATAGAAATACATGCGGTGGCGTTCAAACAAGATTTTCGGTTTTCCATTTTTGAGAAAACCGACTCCCCTGCCTTCAACTGCACCAAAAACACGAATCGCAAGCTCAGAAACTTTAAGACGCGCAGCTGCTGCTATGTAATCACTATCTTTAAGTAATTTCGAGATATTTTGATCTAGGAGAGCTGCTCTGGTTTTATCCCCTACTTTGCCGTCTGTGACCAGATTTTTTTGCTTTTGAAATGTAATGACAGCATATTCAGTGGATGCACCAAAATCGCCATCGATAGACAGTTCTTTGCCCTTTACGCCTTTAAAACCAAGCTTTTTAAGCTGTTGCTGTAGTGTAATGACATCATTACCTTTTGAACCAAATTTAAGGATCATGATGTACTCCAAATCAGTTTGGCCACATTACCTTTAGACCTGTAAATGATGACTGTGAGTAATACAGCAAATATCGCATCCCATAGCGTTACTGGATCTTTAAAGAAAAGGATATGGACGGCTTGTCCCATAAATGATGCAATGAGTAGGGTGGCTAAGAATGAATAACCACGATGAAAATCTGTGTCATTTCGATTGAAGCAAACAATGCGAATGCCACAGAGCATATACGCAATAACAGCGATCAACTGGAATAAAAATTCAATCATGATGATCCTCCTCGAAAGGCTTTCCAAAGATCTGAAAGCTTGCTGGCTTTTACCCAGTCCACAGCCTTGATCAAAATAAATAACGAAAATGTCGATGTAATCAGTGCTGCTGTAGCATCACTGGTAATGAAAGTCCGACTGGTAATTTCAGGGGCGAGCAGATAGCCAATCCCTGTCGAAAGCAGCATGGTGCGCAGACGTGAAAGTGCAGTCAGATTTTTTTCATAAGTTGCAATGAACGCAGCTCCCAGTACTGCGCCCAAAAGTGCATTGCCATTGATGAATGGCAGTAAAGATGCAACACTCAATGTCAGTGTTGAAAGACTGGTAGTGGTCGTTGGTTCTGGCATTATTAATCCCACAGTTGTATGGTTTGTTTGTTTTGTTGTGGTGTATCGATGTCAGGAAGAATCACAGATGTACCGATTGGCAGAAAAACATCGATGTCCGCCAGATTTGGATTCGCTTCAAGCACTGACTCGACGACGCCAGAACTACGCCCGTAATATCGCCAGCAAATTGAATCGATGGTATCGTTTTGAATCGCTGTGACGGTTTTGCTCATGACTCAATCCTTACAATCTAAAATTTCAGTGATTGAAACTTCACATTCATATGTAGTTGGATTAATGCCGTTTGAATTTGAAATAATTCGAGATTCGACTTTTAAGCTTTTATTTGATAAATCCAATCCCAGGTCTTCAGCTACTTTTTCAACTGTCAAACGTTCAAGCTCTTTCTGTTGGTAACGATAGCGATGTTGACGTTGATGTGTTTCAGTAGAAGAAATATTCATTTTCATATCAACTCCACCACACTGTGGTTTTCACCTTTAAGTTGCTGGATGGCCCACATTTTGTTGCGTCGATAATCTTCAACAGTTAAAAATGCATGCTCGGCTTTTTTGTTACCTGAATTGGTGCTGTCATAAGTACGATAATTTTCGTTTACTTTTGCTGCTACACCATTCGATACAGCCGAAAAATAAAGAACTTCGGTGTCTGGTTCACCATCAATCAACGTAGTTGCCAGATCTGCCAATGTATCGGCTTTCATGACCAGGCTTGCAAGCAAACGATTGGTATCGATGATTTCTTCAAGTACTAATTGACGGAGTCGTGCATCTGTTATTGCGCCATCGATACGAACCACATCCCGAATTTGATCGAGTGAAATTTCTGGAAAAAAAGTGCCACTGGTAATGGTGATATTGCTTGGCGTTGTATTGCCATTTGCGACAAAGCCCATTTGAATCTCCTTTTAATGCACTGGGAGGGGCAAAGGCTCGTTGAAGATTTACTGTGATGTGAAGATCACGACCTTTGCACTCCAGTGCGGTGCGGGGCACTTATTCAGAAGTAGGTACCATGCTGCCGTGGTCATCGACGACAGGCGTTCCGTTTTGGTTAAGCAAAACGTTGGTGGCTTCTGGTTGTTCGGTTGTCCCTTCTGGATTTAAAATCTCGATGGGATTGTTTTCAGTAGGCTGTTCAGTTGTGTCTGAAAGCTCTTGCTCTTTTAATGGTGCGTAGACTGATTGGAGCTTGGTAAAAAGCTTAGTCATTTTGTTGAGATCTGTTCGTCCACCACATTTATCATCCAGCTCAACTGCCTTTTCAAGAAATTTCTGAGCATGAGCTGCATATGCAAAATCAAGTTCAGATTCGCCATGGATGAATCGCATATTTGCTTTACCCAATGCTAAGTAAAGTTTGGCTTTCACTTCGTCTGGCATATCGCGATTCGAAGTCTCTAAAGATTCATCGTTAAGCAAATCATCTAAACGGTACAGTTGATAAAAATCATTTTCACTGATGGCCACGTCAGTTTTCAGGACTTTTAAGTAAGCCTCAGCAATGTCCTCGGTAATAAAACACGCTTCCGAACGCTCAAAACGATCTGGAAGTTTTAATCCGAACTTAAGCACATATCCAGCAAGATCCAGCGCAAAGTCATACTCACCAATGTCAATTGCCCAGACCAAAATCTCAGTGACCACGGCATCTTGTACACCAGGCTTCACTTCCAAAATTCCCTGAATATATGGTTTGTAGTTTGGTAATAACTGGCGTTTCAGCTCGACTTTGTTCTGTTTCGATTGAATGTTTTTGAGACGATTTTTATCGCTATTGAGCTGCATAAGTTGCTGTTCATAAGCGTTTGTATTTTGCATCGTTCCGAACTCCGCAGCCGTCTCAGCTGCGGATTTGGCTTGATGCTGTTGATAGTGCTTTCGAGCCAAGTTCATGACGCATTACTCCTCTTGAATTTCGATGTTTTCAGCCATGCAAGCCAAGCCAAGATCTTCAATGTAATAATCTTCGTTTGAAGATTCATAATTTTCGATCTGGTCACGTTTTGGATTGTCGATGACTGTTCGACGACGGGCACCCTCTTGGACATAAATCGACAAATTATCGAAAGTAGTCACAAGGATGATACCTTCAGGGAAAAATGGTACTGAGTAAGTGGCGAGACCACCCATACGCTTTTGACTGATGATGATATCTGCTGCCAGTTTTTCTGTATTTTCCTGATCTTTATTGACCAGTGGGAAATACTTATCAGATACCGTTTTACGGTTACACATCACGACTAAGTCAGGGTTACCTTGATGTACATCATCGATCATTTCATCGACAATATTCATAACCAAAGCATCAAGGTTCTTGTAATCACCTGTTTTGCCGACTGTGATTATGTTTTGAGTTTTACCAGACTTCATCACACGCGAAGGATTCTCTTCACGCATTTTTTGCAGCCAGCCTTTGTTCACATCTTGCAGCAATGGATTTGCTGTAATATCGGTATTAGCAGCGATACTGGTACCATTAAATCCAATCATGATACGGTCAAGAGCCTGACGTTTCACAATGGCACCACGGAAACGGCTGTAAAAATCTTTAAACTTTGCCCATTGATCTAATTTTTGATATTTGATGGCAGTATCGAAATCTGTCTTACGACACATATAAAAACGCTCATCCATGTAAGTCGGATCAGTCGCCTGACGTTCCGTAGCGTCAGTATTTGTACGAGATGCAATTGGACGAGAAATGCCAAGTCCTACCGCTGATCCAGATTGTTCTACAACAACAAAAATATTAATTTTCTTTAAGAACTCTGATGACTGTTGAATTTTGTCCTCAAGCGTTTGCTGAACTGATGGCACCACATTAAATTTTTGTGTAACTGTTTCTACTTCATTGAGTTCAGCTAATGCTGTCATCGCAGCATTAAATTTGAATCGAGTAAGTGTTTGCATATTTTTCTGCTCTAAAATTTTGTAAATATGTTGTTGAAATCGACTCGATTAACAGTCGACTACTTCTTCGTCATGCTTAAATTGGCTGTTGTTTGAACCAGGACGTTTTGAGTATTGTGGTTCTTGATCCAGCTTCGATTTCAATTGATTAAATTCTGTTTGCAGTTGTTCGTGTTTTTGCTTTAACTGAGTGAATTCGGTGACTTGCGCAGCAGCTTGTTCAGCAATCGCAATAATCGCTTGTTCGCTTTGGCTGAAATTTTCTTGATTTTGCTGCTGTTGCTGCTCTTGAGTTTTGAATAAGCTTTTAATTTGGTTTAAAAAGTTCGCACCAAAATTTTCTTTAACTTCTTCAAATTCAAAAGTAGTTTCTTGCGCTGCGCTGAAAAGGTTTTCAGGACGTTGTTTTTTGGCTTTCAATGGATTTTCAGTAGCACCCGCAGCGAACGAAAGCATTTCTGTACCAAGCGACGCTGGACTATCTGTAACAGCAAGACCTACCAAATAGGCTTGGCCAGTTTTTGCAAAATTTTCATCAATTTCAATAGATGTATAGATTTTCTGATTTTTCTGATTGAGCGCAATCAAATTGTCATTAGGCTGGATCTGAGCAAACAGAGCATCTTTCTGCTCACCATTGATATTGACTTTTTCAGTTTTAAGCGCAATCACATCGCCATAGGCACCGAAAATTCCATCTGGTGAAACGCCCTTAATATGCTCAAGATTAATTCGAGCACCATAAGTATTCAGACTATATGTCTGTGCCATCTGGAGGATCCATTCAGATTGAATTTCACGACCATCGGTGGTGTCACCAGCTACGGCAACTCGAAACCATTTCGATTTAAATTTTTTCGGCTGTGTTTTGTCAGTCATTTTGCTGCACCTGTTGCAAGGTTTTTTTGGGCAATTTCAATAGGTGCAGAATGGGCAATTTTACGTAGAGGCCGCAATTAAATATCCTTGTATATAACTGATATACAAATCGCACTGACTGATAAAAGCTTAACTGCCTGCCATCGTTTGCGGATGAAATCAATTCAATCCGTAAATCATGAATGAACTCTCTCAACTCGCAAATCTTGAACTGATACTCGATAACAAGCTAAAGGCAAAGTTCTTGTTTTGGCTTGGCTGGAAAATCGTCGATATTGCTGAAGCTTTGGACGAAAACGAACGTACAGTTCAGGCTTGGAAAACACGCGAGGAATGGGATAAAACGAGATCGGACAGTCGTGTTGAGGAAGCACTGACAGTTCGCTTGATGACACTTACACTCAAAAATAAAAAATCAAGTGGTGACTATAAAGAACTTGGCGAATTATTTAAAAACTATAAAGAATTTGCCCGAATTGAACGTTACAAAGATGGTGGTAATGAAGCGGACTTAAATCCGAATTTAGTCAAACGAAATGCAGCTCCGAAAAAGAAAAAAGAAAATAATACGTTCACTGAAGAACAAGTCGAACAACTAATTTCAGCATTTGAAGATAGCCTTTTTGATTATCAGCGCGATTGGTACAAAGCTGGTAATCAGCGTACTCGAGTGATTTTAAAAAGTCGGCAGATTGGTGCGACTTGGTACTTTGCCCGTGAAGCTTTGGTCGATGCTGTTAAAACTGGCCGTAATCAAATTTTCTTATCAGCTTCAAAAGCACAGGCACATATCTTTAAAGAATATATTAAAGGTTTTGCTTATGAAGCATGCGGAGTTGAACTGGTTGGAGATCCAATCGTTCTACCTGATAACAACCAGGCGTCACTTTCATTTTTAGGGACAAATTATCGTACTGCTCAAGGCCACCACGGTAATTTTTACTTTGATGAATTTTTCTGGACGTTTGGTTTTAATGAATTAAACAAAGTCGCGTCGGCAATGGCTTTGCATAAAAAATGGCGAAAAACCTATTTCTCAACGCCATCAACAATGGCGCATGAAGCCTATACATTTTGGACTGGTACCCGCTTCAACCGTGGTCGCCCTAAAGATCAAAAACTTGATATCGATGTTTCACATGACGCGCTGAAAAATGGTCGTTTATGTGAAGATCGCATGTGGCGTCAAATTGTCACAATCTTAGATGCAGAAAATGGTGGTTGTGATTTATTCGACATCGAGGAGTTGCGATTCGAATATTCAGCAGAAGAATTTGCCAATCTTTTGATGTGCCAATTTATTGATGATGGTGCATCTATATTTCCTCTGGCCATGCTTCAGCCATGCATGGTGGATTCATGGGAAATATGGGCAGATGACTTTAAGCCATTTCACAGCCGACCTTATGGAAATAATCCTGTCTGGATTGGTTATGACCCTGCTGAAAGTGGGGATAGTGCAGGCATGGTCGTGGTTGCACCTTCCCCCGTTTCTGGTGGGAAATTTAGAGTACTGGAACGTATTCAATTTCGTGGAATGGATTTTAAAGCACAGGCTGAGATGATCCGCCAAACGACTTTGCGTTATTACGTCACTTATATTGGCGTAGACATTACTGGTATGGGAACAGGTGTATCACAACTGGTTAAGCAATTTTTCCCAAATGTGACTGAATTTAGTTATTCACCTGAAGTCAAAACACGGCTTGTCTTAAAAACAATGGATGTGATTCGTCATGGTCGGCTTGAGTATGACGCAGGCTGGACTGATCTATCTCAATCATTGATGAGTATCAAAAAAACACTTACAGCAAGCCAAAGACAAATGACCTTTACAGCTGGACGTTCTGAAGAAACAGGACATGCGGATCTAGCCTGGGCATTGATGCATGCAATTCACAATGAACCACTTGAAGGCCAAACACAAATGAATCAATCATTCTTGGAGATCTATTAATGAATCCCCTATCTACAGCAAAAAATTTAGTCAGTTTTGCCAAAAGCCAAATACCAATTTTTCAAAGTCAAATGAAACAAAACAAGCATGAATCAATGGCATTCACTTTTGGTGATGCTGTACCAGTGTTAAATGGCAATGAACTATCAGATTATTTGGAATCTTGGTTTAATGGCCGCTGGTATGAACCTCAGGTGAATATGAATGGTTTGGCTAAGTCTTACAAATCGACACCATACTTAAATAGTGGAATTATTTTTAAGCGTAATTTTCTGGCCAATTTATTTATTCCACATGCGAAGTTAAGTCGAAAAGCATTTGAGCAAGTCGCCTTAGATTATGTTTGGTGTGGTAATACATACTTGGAAGAAATTAAATCTCGACTTGGTAATGTCATAGAATATAAGCCAGCATTGGCAAAATACATGCGTCGTGGAGAAAATGAAAATCAATTTTTCTTGCTATGCAATGATCATTTAGGTTATCAGGAATACGAATTTTATAATCGAGTCTGCCACATTCGTGAAGCGGATATTGATCAAGAAATCTATGGATCACCAGAATATTTATCGGCTTTACAGAGTGCTTGGCTCAATGAGTCAGCAACTCTCTTTCGTAGAAAATACTACAACAATGGTTCACACGCGGGATTTATCTTATATGTAAATGATGCAGCTCAAGATCCTAATGACATTACTGCACTTAGACAAGCATTGAAAGATAGCAAAGGACCAGGGAACTTTCGTAACTTATTTTATTACGCACCTGGTGGGAAGAAAGACGGTATTCAGATCTTGCCTGTTTCTGAAATCGCAGCAAAGGATGATTTCACAAATATTAAATCTATCACACGTGACGATACACTTGCAGCACTTCGTATTCCACCACAACTTATGGGTATCGTACCAAACAACACTGGTGGCTTTGGATCTATCAAAGATGCTGCAGAAGTCTTTTATCAAAATGAAATCCTTCCACTCCAGTCGCGTATGCAACAATTAAATGAATGGGCTAGTGACGAGGTGATTCGATTTAAAGAATATGACTTAAAGAACATCACGTAG